GATTTACGTTGCCTGAAACACAAACAATTGCAAAACAGGCAAACGCAGAAGGAGGTAATGAAATGTCAGATAATACAGAAAACGTAGTTGTCGAAGATGTTGCAGTAGAGGCACCAGCCGAAGCAGAAACAACAGAAGCAGCCGTTGAAGATACAGCAGTTGTTGCAGAAGATGCAACTCCAGCTGAAGCTCCTGCAGATGCAGTAGCAGAAGACGTTCCTGCCGAGACTCTGGAAAAAGCAGCCGAAGTATCAGAAGATAAGGTTGATGAACCTGATTTTGCGAAGATGTTAGGCGATCTAAAAGGCTTTTTCTCAGAAACTCTAAACAAGGCATCTGAAGCAAATGCAGCACAAGTAACAACAATCCAAGAGACTGTTGAAACTTTCAGCAAGAGCGTAGATGCTAGAATTTCAGAGTTGGCAGAACAACACACAGCACTTTCAAGCGCTGTAAATAACATCAAGAACACGATTGATGGTGTACAAAAGCGTGTCGACGCAGTAGAATCAGAGACTGCAATCAAGAAGTCTTCAGATCTTGGCCGATCAGAAGAAGTAACAATCAAAAAATCTAAATGGAACGGTTCTTTCCTCGGTTCCGTAAACGAAATATTCAACTAAGGTAGGTATAAAATAATGAGCAATGAAACATTAGAAAAAGCAGTTGCAGCTGGAACTACAGCTACAGGCACATTTGCCTCAACAACTGGTGGAACAGGAACACACCGTGCATCAGAAGCTGGTAACGGTGGACTTCTTAACCCAGAACAATCAGCTCGCTTCCTTGACTATATGTTCGACGCAACCGTAATCGGTAAGGTCGCACGTACAGTTCGTATGAAGTCAGACACAGCCGAGATTGACCGTATGTCCGTTGGTGAGAAGCTTATGAAGCTTGCAACTGAGGCAGACGATACAGCATCTAACAATGCAGTAACTTTCTCAAAAATCTCTTTGACAACAAAGAAACTCCGCATGGACTGGGAGCTTTCAACAGAGTCTCTAGAAGACAACATCGAAGGTGCAGATCTAGAAGATCACATTGCACGTTTGATGGCAACACAAGCAGGTAACGACATTGAAGATGTTATCCTTAACGGAAACACAGCACTTGGTTCAGACGCACTTTACAAGTCATTTGATGGCGTTGTAAAGAAGGCAAAGACATCAGGTCGTGTCGTAGACGCAGCTGGAGCCGCAGTATCTCGTGATGTATTCAACAAGGCACTTAAGGCTATGCCACGTAAGTACAAGCAACGTCGTGGAGACCTTCGCTTCCTTGCTGGATCAAACTTGATTCAGGATTTCCTATATGCTAACAGCATTGGAACAAACCAGACAATTCCACAGGACATCGCTTCAAGCGTTATCCGTGGCGGAGTCGCACCACTAGGTGGACCAGCAGGATATGTGGCACCATTCGCATTCGGTATTCCGATTGTTGAAGTACCACTTCTTAACGAGACACAGACTGGTGATTACGCATCACCATCAGGATCACACGGAGACATTCACTTGTCATTCCCAAATAACGTAGTTATCGGAGTTAAGCGTGACGTAACAGTCTACCGCTTCTTCTGGCCACGTAAGGACTCAATCGAGTACACAATGTATACTCGTGTTGGCGTCCAGATCGAACAAGCTGACGCTTGGGTCGTTGTAAAGAACGTTAAGGTTGCTTCTTAATTAATTTAAGATAAAACCCTCGAAAGGCCCCCAATTAATTTTGGGGGCTTTTCATTTTAATTTATCAATGCTATAATTGAATAACCTAACAAAGGAGATAATATGTCATTCGAGACATTGAAAGTAGCAGAACTCAGAAAAATTGCAGAGGACTTTGCAGTTGATACTGATGGTATTAAGAGTAAGGCAGATATCGTTGCCACCCTTGCAGAAGAGGGAGTCACATGGTCTGTTTATCAAAAGACTATTAAGGACATCGAAGATTCGACAGATGAATTCAGCGAGAACGCAGAAGAGATTCTTCCAAGATTTGATCCAAATGCTCAGCCAGAAGACACAGTGCTAGTTAGAATGACTAGAGAAAACTTCAGGTATGATATTAATGGATTTACATTTACAAAAGAGCACCCGTTTATTGCAATGACAGAAGACAATGCTCAAGAAATTTTTGATAAGGAGGAGGGCTTTAGATTAGCAACTCCAAAGGAAGTTCAGGAGTATTACAACTAATCTAAGCCTATAACATGGCAGAGATATACGTAAACAGCAACTCACCAATTAGAACAAAGATCTATTGGGAGGGTGAACTAATAACACCTTCTAGCGTTGTAACAGCAAAGATTTATGACGTAACAAAAGATCCAACCAATGTCATACTACCGACAACTATATTGTCAACGATTAATGCAACGGCGGTAGAGACAGATATTGGTACCTATCAAATAGTGTTGCCATTTTCGTATTCGTCATATCCTAGAAACTTTAAGATTGTATGGCAGTATACAGTTTCAGGCGGGGCAGTAGGAACACATACCACATATGCTAATGTAGTATCTCCTTATATCAATATCAATGAACAGATAGATGATTTGAACTTTGGGGCAGACCCAAGCGATCCAAATTATAAGACATACGGAGATCTACAGGCAGCAGAAAGATATGCAAGAAAGATAGTAGAAGATTTTACAAATCAAGACTTTTATCTATACTCAGGAGAAGAATCAATCTATGGAGATGATTCAGATACACTTCCTCTTCCAGCTAAACTAAACAAGATATATAAGATCTACTCTAATGATATCTTGCTAGTGGACAATCTTGCTACTCCTAAAGTCAATAACTGGTTGTACGATCCAATTGTTTCAGAGACTGGATTCGGAGTAAGAGTAAACAGAACTAACCTATTGGATAATACGGTATATGTTGCAAATGGTTTAGTTCCGCCATCAATTAATGATACATTTAACGGTGTATTTTCTAAAAATATTAAGTACAAGATCGTAGGACAATTTGGATGGGAATCTGTTCCAGATAAGGTCCAGCTTGCTACAGTTGAACTGATGAAAGATTACTTCTCAAAGGACAAGGTCTGGAGAAATAAGTATATCAAATCAATCAAGACATTTGACTGGAGCTTTGAGTATAATGCATCGGCATCAAAGGGAACTGGCAATCTATATGTAGACCAGCTTCTTAATCCGTATGTTATTACTCAAATGGTTCTGATCTAATGTATGCCATTATTGATTCAGTCTTTCCTATGCTTATGGATGTCTATAAGCAATTCGATACACAGGATGAGTCGACAGGGGCTTTAAAAAAAGAGTGGCAGTTTACTAGAACAGTACCATGCAGTGCTAAAGGTACAGTAAGCAACTCATCTTCAAGAACGGCTGGAGACAAGCAAGTCTTTTCTAATAAATATTTAAATGATCAGGTCCTCCAAGTAAGAACTGCAACAAAGGTTACCTTTAGAGAAAAGATTACAAATATCAGAAATCTAGATGGCACCGTAATATGGGAAGAAATTAACTTTCCAAATAACACTCCGACAGTATTTGAAGTAATGGGTGTTGTTCCAATGACAGAACCACTAGGTGGAATTGTTGGATATAACGCCACTATAAAAAGATCGGAGAGTCAGGTAATTGGACAGTAGCGTAGCATTACTGCAAGCATCTAGCGGTCTAGAAAGATTGATGGCTGGATCAGTTCCAGGAGTAATCAAGGACAGCACAGTAGCCCAGATATCAGCATTCTTATACTATGAAGCTGCAGTCCTTTCTAAGCTGACATCAAATGCCGAATTTAAAAACTTATTTAAAACAACTATATTTAATCAAATAGAAAAAGACTTCGGTCAGTATGTAGATGCTCAGGCAAGAACAAAGCCTAAAAGCCTTCACCACGTATATGAGTGGAATAAGACAGGCAATCCCTCATTTAGATTATTTGATTTATATCTAATAGACACGGGCGGACTTTCATTTAGAATAGGTCGTGACTTTAAATTATCTAAATCAGCAGTTCCTTCTAAGAACAAAAAGCAAAAAAGAAAATATGTATTTAGTAATAAGGCTACCGTGATGGAAGAGGGAATGCCCGTAGTAATTCGCCCAAAGTCAGCAGAGCGCTTAGTATTTGAATTAGATGGTGCAACAGTCTTTATGCCTAAAGGAACCTCTGTGACCGTCAAGAGGCCTGGAGGCAGGGCGGCAACAAATCAGTTTGCTCTCACATATGGTAGATTTTTTGGCGGGCAACTAGTAAACTCTTCAATACGTTCATCTGGATTCCAAAGAATCTTCAATGCTAAGATAGCTAAAGCCCTAAATGTCCCAATTAATATTAAAAAAGTGCAGTATAGCTTCAGTGCTGGTAAAATAAGAATGCAGGCGGACGCAGCATTAAGTTCATCATTTGGAGGCTCACTATGACAGTAGATTATAAGATAGACGCAATGTTCGAGCTTCGCAAGTTCCTATGGACACAATTAAAGTCGACGGGAATGTTTAATCAGAACGATTATTACTCAGACAACCTTGGAACAGAGATAATCCCTATTGTTCCAGTCCAGCAATTGCCAGAAATGGATCAATTCCTAAATGGCAAGAAGCATATCGTATACGATAAGATCGGTTTATCATATGAGGAGAACTGGTTAATATGCTGTGAGAAGGTTTTGTTCACCATTTATTCAACAGATGTAACAGAAATCTATGAGATGAGAAACCTCATGACAGACCTTTTCAGAAGAATGGACGAATCTGCAAAGGATGTCAATGCCTCAAAAACTTCTAATAAATTAATTTTCCACAGTATTCATATCACAGAGACCTCTCCAATTGAGCCATCTCAAGAACTTCAGGGTTTCCTGTCAGCAGACGTAATACTAGAGGTCAAATACTCTAGAGTCACCGATAGACTAGGTAGATTTGCCTAGTTGCTTTTAAAGGCTTAATCCAGTAAAATTGGACATAAGAGGAAATGAGCCTAGCCAGCTTGATTTAAAGTAAGTCAATATATATATATTTATTTAACAGGAGGTTTTACAACATGGCACAAAACACAGGTAATGCTAGAAATATTCTTGTCGGTGCGTCACCACTATTCTTGTCAGTAGAAGATTCTACTACATCAGGATACGTAGAAAACTTGGTTCCAGGTACATCAGTATCAGGAGCAGTTGCACGTAACAAGACAGTTCCAGCATTTAAGAACGGTACAGCAGGCTCTGGAACACCAGTAGTCGGTTATGTAGCAGGTGAGTCATACATCACAACTCTTAACGGAGTAGATGTAGATAACGCAACATCATCAGCAACAACAGGTGCTGCATATCGTAACGTAGGATTTACAAACAATGGTCTTCAGATTACTTACAACCCATCATACGGTTCAGTAACAGTAGATCAGCTTCTTGATACAGCTAAGCTGTTCAAGGAAACAATGGAAGTTATGATTGCAACAGAAATGGCAGAAGGAACTCTTGAGAACGTTCTTGCCGTATTTGGTCAGTCACAATCAACTCTTACCGCAAATGGTAAGCAGCTAGGTCTTGCAGCAGGTGCACTAGGAGAAGCTCCAGTTGAGCGTCAGCTAGTTGCAATTGGACAGGCTCCAACAACTGCATCATCATCAAAGACAGAGCGTGTATATTATGCTCGTCGTGTTCTTTCTGTACAACAGTCACAGTTCTCTTTGGCTCGTAACGCAGCATCAACATTCCCAGTAACATTCCGTTTGCTTCCATCAGGAGCATCAGCAGACGCAGGCGCAGAATACGGTACAATCGTAGACCGCACCTGGCTATAATTAATATTAATTAATTAATAAAATTCCCCTCAAGTAATTGGGGGGTTTTTTATTGCCCTTATATTGTCAATATGATACAATAATTAAGACTAGATCCTAGGAGGATTAAATGGCAACAACAGTATACGATGTTGAAGAAATTCAGCTACAAAATGGCGCAACCGTTAAACTTAAGCCTTTAACAATTAAAGAGCTTCGCAAGTTTATGAAAGTCATTCAGAAGACACAAGAAGTAACATCAGAAGACGAAACACTCACGATTCTTATCGAAGCATGTGCAGTAGCCCTAGAAAAGCAATTGCCTGAGCTCGTAAAGGATAAAGACGCATTTGAAGATACACTTGACGTTCCAACAATCAACCGCATTCTTGAGATCTGCGGAGGAATTAAGATGGACGACCCAAACCTACTAGCGGCAGCAGTACTGGCTGGTCAGAACTAGATCTAGCCGCTTTAGAAGGGGAAGTATTTCTTTTAGGTAATTGGAAAAATTACGAAGAACTAGAAGATAATCTTTCAATGCCAGAGATGGTCCAGACTTTTAAGTCAATGCAAAAAACGGAATCAGAGAAAAGAAAGTTCTTAGCTTCGATTCAAGGTGTTGAGTTAAATGAAAGCAGTAACCAAAATAAGGAGGAGTCGTCTTTCGAAGATGTTAGAAGAAAAGCACTTGGAATCAACGCATCAGCAGATGATATTGTTGGACTACAAGGAGCATTTGCCAGCGAAGCTGGATTCGGCATTGGAGCAGGATTAGGATACTCTATAGAGTAACATATACATATGGCAGATAATTTAATCACCACCAATATTACCGCCAACGCAGACTTTACGGGCTTAAGAACCCAACTGGCTGCGACTACTGCCCAACTCTTAAAGTTACAAGAAGTTACAGCGGGAACTAACGCTAAGCTTGCAAATCAAATTGCAGTGATGAATAAGGCGTTTGCAACAACGCTTACATCAACAGGCCAGTTCTCGCAACACTTCGTATCCCTAACTTCAGATGTAGAAAAGTTTGGCAGAAATTTAGACAGAGGCAGACTAAAGCTAAATGACTACTACAACACATGGAGCGGGCATACAAAGAAGACTAGCAACCTAGTTAGAGACCTTGCAAAACAGCAGGTAATGCTTGAGCAAGCAATTATTCAGCCTGTTGGTAAAAATGCACAAGGCTTAATGCAGTACAACGTAATGGTTGCAAAAGGCTTAGATGAAGTAAAGAACAGAACGGCAATTGCAAGACAAGAGCTAGCCATCATGAACAAGGTTATGCTTGATGGATCTAATCAGCTTATTAACTGGGGTAAGAATACTCAGTGGGCAGGTCGTCAGTTAACAGTAGGATTAACAGTCCCACTCGTAGCATTTGGAGCAGCTGCACAAAAAGCTTTTAGAGCAGCAGACGAAGAGCTTGTCAGACTAACAAAAGTTTACGGAGGTCTATCTGCTGTATCTGCAACAGAACTTGCAAAGGTAAGAAAAGATGTTTCTGCTACAGCAAGAGAAATTGCAGGTGCTTATGGTATTGCATTTAAAGATACAATTGCACTTGCCGCAGATCTGGCCGCTACAGGACAAGAAGGCGAAAACCTTTTAAAGGCAACAAGAGAAACATCAAGACTTGCAATACTTGGAGAAGTAGATAGACAAGAAGCAATGAAGGCAACACTTGCTATTCAAAATGCTTTTAAGCAAAACACAGATGAGCTATCAGAATCAATTAACTTTCTTAACGCAGTTGAAAACCAAACATCTACCACCCTACAGGATCTAACTGAAGCTATTCCAAAAGCTGGTCCAGTTGTAAAATCTCTAGGAGGAGACGTACAAGACCTAGCACTTTATCTTACAGCCATGAAGGAAGGCGGAGTAAATGCATCTGAAGGTGCTAACGCAATTAAGTCTGCAATGGCATCTCTTATCAACCCAACAAAAGTTGCAAAAGAACTTTTCCTAGGATTTGGAATTGATCTAGATAGCATTGTAACTTCTAACGCAGGAAATTTAACAGGAACTATTATAGAGCTTCAGGGAGCTCTAGATAAGCTAGATCCTTTAAGTAAATCAAGAGCAATAGAACAGCTATTTGGTAAGTTTCAGTATGCAAGACTCTCGGCGCTTTTTGAAAACATAGGCAGAGAAGGTTCTCAAACTTTACAGGTTATGGAGTTGATGGGAGCTAGCGCAACAGATCTAGCAGGTATTGCTGAACGAGAATTAGGAATGCTAACAGAGTCAGCATCTGGAAAATTCAAAAGAGCGCTTGCTTCTGTTCAAGCAGACCTTGCGGTTGTTGGAGAACAATTTTTAAGAATTAGCACAAAGATTTTAGAAGTAGTAGATGGCATTATTAAATTTTTCCAAAAACTTCCAGAGCCAGTTAAAACTTTCTTAAATGTTTTAGGAGGAATAACAGCAGTATCAGGGCCAATCATTATGTTGGCTGGTGTAATGGGTAACTTCATTGGATATGTTATCAAGGGAATTTTTCATCTAAGACAATTAGTTCGAGGCGGCCAAGGTTTTAAACTTCTTACCCCAGAGATCATGGCAGCAGATGCTGCAGCAAAGGGTCTTGCAACATCATTTTATTCAGATACAGAAGCAGCAGTAGTTTTAACAAATGCAGTAAATACACTTGCGGCATCATTTGATACTCTGCAGATAAAAGCAGATGCAGCTAAAGTTTCTGTGCAGCCAGCAATTTCAACAGTTGCAGGAGGAGTAATAGCAGCGGGAACTCCAGGCGGGCAAAGATTTGTAGATAAGAATAACCCACTAGTTGGCGAAGCATACACAAGAGATATGTCTCATATGATTCCAGCTCAGACACAACAGCCAGGAACTATATTTGGAACAGTGCCAGGAGCGTCTCCAGTAAATATTAGAATTGGTAAAAATCCACAGGCTTACATGAATCAAGATCTTCCAAAGATTCCAGGTGTTACATCTGTAAATGGAATATCAACAGGTGTTGTTGCACAAGAAGCAGCAAAGTGGCATGCAATGACAGCGGCAATTGCAATGCAATCGGAAGCAGAAATTAAAGTATTAAAGGCTGAGGTTATGGCAACAGGCACAATTACCTCTGGCCTAGCAGATTCATATCAGGCATTGCTACCACAATTTTCTGAAATTACTCAACTTGCTGCATTAGAAACCGAAGCAATTGTTAAGCAGCTTCAGGCAAGCAAGATAACAGTAGATCAAGCAAGAGCAAAAGTAATACAGCTAAATGCAACAGTTGAGGCAATGCTTGCAGAAACAACTGCTGCAACTGCAACGGCAATGGGAAGAACGGCAAATCTAACTACAGTTCCATTTACATCTCAACCAGTGGTTGATCCAGTAAGCGGTAAATCAAATATGAAAGAGATGTTCCACAAAGGCTCAACAAAAAACCTTGTAGATAGAATTGCAAGAGCACTTGGTGGAGTTAGAACTTCAGGTGCAGGATATAGCATTCAAACAACAAAACCTAAATTTGCAAAAGGTGGCATCGTACCTGGAACAGGAAATACAGACACTTATCATACAACGGCTGAAGAAGGATCATTTGTAATTAACAAAGCAGGAACAGAAGCAAATATGCCAATTATTCAAAACCTACTTGGTGGAAGACCAGTATATAGGAATAGGGGCGGACAGGTTCCTGTTGTATTGACACCAGGAGAGGCTGTCATTCCAGCAGATATTGCTCAACGTGATCCAGGCTTAATGCTTCAATTAAATGGCGGACCAGGTAACACCTCTGGAATCGGAAGAGTAACTGGCGGTGGAGATCTAAAAGAAACACTAGAGGCCAAGAAGATAGCATTAGTTAACATTGCAGATATGCTTAACTCACCAAATTATTATGAAGAAAATAGAACTAGATATATATTAAATGCTGCATGGGGTATCAAGCAAGGTGGAGCCAAATCTAAAAATCCAATAACAAATGAACAAGCAGTTCAATATGCAGAAGAGATGTTTGAAAAGCATGTCAAGATGTCTGGCGGAAGACAAGCTAGATTTGATGATTTAGCTCAGGGTCCTATACAGAAAGCAATGCAAGATAGGCTTAGAAAAGATCATCCAGGCTTTAAATTATTATTAGATAAAAGACTTTCAGATGCTGTTATCAATGCAAAAGATGCTGCAGCAAAAACAAAAGCAGTAGATAAGATTAGAGAAAAGAGTCCTATATTAAATCCAAAAGAAAGATCAGAAATCTGGGATTTAATGAAAGGCAGAAGTGGCATAGATCAAAAAGCATTACTAGAAATTGATCCATTTTCTCCAAAGGCTGTGGACAGAGCTCACGGAATTCCGATTGGTTCACAAAGTAGACATGCAGTTGGTTACGCTGGACAAGCAGTAACACTGCCATCACGTATTAATAAAGACATGTTTCAGTTTGAGCAGTATGGATTAACAAAAAATTGGTTGCCAACATTTAGTCCAGAAGCAAAAAGAGAAGCAAAGCTATTTTTAAGAAGAATGGGTTTAAATGTAGATACCCTAGAAGAAGTTAAAAAGGCTGCAAGGCTTAGTAAAACTCCTGCTCAATTCCAAGCCGTACTAAGTGCTGCAGCAATGCCAAAGGGTGGAGTCCAATGGCTAAGAGCATTTAATCGTGGAAGAGTTTCTTTTGCGGGATTACCAAAGGGTCTAAATGCTGGTGGAACTGTTCCAGGAAAATTTGCACAAAGATTATTTGGTGGCGGTAAAGCAATGTTCTTAGGAATGCCTAGATCTATTAAGCAGGTAGAGGCACAAAGAGCAGCAAAGGCTGCTATGGAAAAAGCAAGTCAAGCGGTTAAGGATTCTAGATTTAGCAAGACTCCAATAACTGACTATGATGGATTATTAGAGCCGACATCTGGAAGAAGTTTCCCAGTTGCTGGAATTGGTGGAATTTACAATAAGGGCGGAGACAAAGTTTTTGTTAAGCCAGTACTAGATGAAAAAGCGGCACTTGCTGAAATAAGAGCAACAGAGATTGCTCGTGATGTACATGGACTACAAACTCCTAACCAGAGAATTGTTGTAATGAGAGACCCAACCGATCCAAAGGGTGCCAGAACACTTCTTGCTTTGGAGTCAAAGTATAATCCAGCTATAGCAAATCAAGATGGCAAGTTTACATCCGATCAATACTTTAGACAACTAGTAGCGTCAGCATTGCGTGGAGATAAAGACTTAGGCAGAGGAAATCTATCAGGCAATATCCTTGCAGATGTAGGACCAGCAGGGGTGTTTGGAGCAGCTTCTGGACCAAGAGATTACTCTGGAATGATGCCATCATTTAAGCATCAAGCAATGGTTAATTTGTTAGGAGTAAAGGGAAGCAGCACAAAGAAGTTCTTTGCTGAAGCAACTGCAGATATTCCAAAGGGAATGACGGCAGATCAATATAATGATCGTATGCTTAAGGAGATTAATGATGCTCTGCCTAAGCTAAAACAAACAATAAGTAGATTTGATTTAAATGCAGAAGAGAAGGTTGTTTATAATGCAATGATTCAGAGGCTCTCCGACGCAAGAAGACAGACCTATGGAGACTTGCATGGAGTTCATTCATCAATAAAGATATCTCCAGAAAAAACAATGACTCCAGCAGCTATTGCTAAAATGATTGCAGCAGATGAATTAAAGCGCAGACAAAAGGGTCACTCTGTTAGCCTATCAGATAACGCATTTAAAACTGCAGAAAATGGATTTAATATTGGCGGAATGATTGGTAATGTTCTTAAGGGCAGAGCAATGCATCGTATCGGAGCAGGATTTGGACCTACTGGCGCACCTAAGCCAAGCATGTATGAGTCAGCTCCTTGGGGAGTAAATTCATTATCTATTGAAATGGCTGACAAGCTATTTGCAAATACAGGTCTAAGGAAGCACACTCAAAAATTATTCTACGATAAGTTTGCGGCGGCATTAGCAAAAGAAAAGCCTTACGGATATGTTAAGGATGCACAAGGGTCTTTAAAGAATGCTCTTGAGCCAGATGTATTAGATTCAGTAATAAGATCTGCTGCTTCGGATCTTGTTGGAGACAGAAACATAATTAAACAACTTTCTCCAATTGATAAAGACATTTTGCGAAACAAATATTTAAATTGGGATTCTAAAAAAGATACCCCGCTTACAGAATCTTTAAAGAAAATTATATTTGGTTTAGAAAAAAGAGAAATGGGCGGCCCAGTTAATTCAGGACAGCCATACGTTGTAGGAGAAAAAGGACCAGAACTATTTGTTCCAAGAAACTCTGGAGGAATTGTGCCTCATAACAAGTATGGAATTGCTCAAGGATATAATATGGGCGGTATGATCAAGATGATGATCATGAGCATACTTGGAATGCAAGGGGGACAAGCTTTAGGAAATATGAGCGGACTACCTGGCGGGGGAATGATTGGTGCAACTTTAGGATCAATGCTAGGTATGGGCGGAATGGGAGGCGGCGGTTCAAAGGTTCCAATGGAATCTAAGGGCAAATTTACCGCCCCACTAGGTGCAACAAAACAAGTTAAAGAGCTTATCACTGGAAAAGATATTAAAATACTTACACAGTATGGAGAAAGACTTAATGGTCTTTCCGCAAGCAAAAACATATTCGCTAAGTCTGCTGGCTTTGCATTAAAGGCAGTAACAAGATTAAATCTTGGAGTCGGCGCAGCTACCCTAGCAATAGGTTTTGCAATCAAGAAGTATAGAGAACATCAAGAAAGCATGCGCTTAAATGCACTCGGCTATGGAATGACTGCAGAGGGTGCAGAAAAAGCAGGACTTAAATTTACAAACTTTAACGATAAAATTAAAGAAGCAATTGATAACGCAAAGGCTCTTAAAGAAAGAAATACTCTTTTGTATGAAAGCATGAAAGGCTCTGGAACTCCTCTTAATATTACTATTGAAGAATACAAGAAGTTAAAGAAGGAAGTTAAAGATAACTATTCTGACCAAGTTCTTTTAATTAATAAGACTGATGCTGATGATCAAGCAGCTTTAGCAATAAGACTTAAAGAGCAGCTAATTGCTATGGGCCTTTCAGCAGAAGAAGCCGCTGAAAAAATATACACAATGTATGCAGCTTCTGATTTTAAGGGCAATGCTGCTGGGTATACAGTTAGATCAGATGCCTTTAACGCAATTAAGGATTCAGCATCTGCTGCAGTTTCTGCAATACAAAGTTTAAATACCGCCATGGACAGTAACCTAGATCCTACAGAACAGGCTAACCAATTAAATACAGCTATGATGGCTCTCTCTACAGATGTAGAAAAAAGACAAGCCGATGCTATTAAAAAAGAACGTGCCCTGGCAACTAAAGAGGGAAGATACTTTTCAAGCGGCGATGAAAAGAAAATTAAGTTTGACCAAGAGCAAATAGCACTTGACGCTATTAATAGCAAGGTCGGAACACAAAAGGTTCTGACTAAAGAGCTCATAAGCGAAATGGCTAAGATAGATCCTTCTATTAAGCAGATAGTCAACTCACAAGACACCGCTCTTTCTCTATGGCAGAAAACAAGAATTCAGGTTAAGGGATATACAGGCGACCTTAAGCAATTAACTGCAGCACAAACAAATGATCTTTACCAGCTTCAAATGTCATTGGGCAAAGCAATTGAATCTGCTAACAGGGCTAAGGGTGGGGCTCTAGAAAAACAATATTCTAAACTAGAAAGAGATAAAAAACTTCAAGCTGAATATGAAAGAGCAGTCAAGGGGCAAAAAGTTAAAGACCAAATCTCTGATAGAGAAAAGATGTCTTCAATTCAAAAACAAATTGATGCTAATAATAAACTTGCTGATTCTAGAATTAAGGCTTTAACAGCCGCTAAAGAAGAAGGCGACGTTGCAAGAGAGATTGCTAAGGCTCAGGCAGCATACACTGCAGCAGAGGCAACGGGCAATACAGCAGGAATGCAGCAAGCAAGCCTTGATATGGAAGGCCTTGTAGCACAACAACAATTTAATTCTCAAGTAAAGAATGAAGAGAATGCAAGAGACTTAAAGAATGCACCTCTGCTAAAACAGCTAGAGGCAATGCAAAGAAAACAGCAAAAGCTTTCTGATAATGCTGCCCTTGCAGGAGAAAAATTAGGCGACCTTACAAAATCAATTGCAACACAAGAAGCCGCTTTAGATGAAGTAAATACAGCAATGACTAATTGGCAAATTGAACTTCTTAAAAAGCCAGAAGCAGAAAGAGCTGCCTGGAAGGCAAGCAAAGAATCAGAGACAATGCTATCTGCAGTTGCGGATGCTGCACAAAAAGCAGGAGTTAAACTTAATGGTCTTAAAGATCTTGATTTAGGAAAAGCTCTTGTAAAGGGACTTGAAGATAAGCTGGGTGCAGTCAGCAGCATAGATGTTAACGGAAATGTAGTTATAAACATAGACGGAAAGAAATTAAACATCGGTCCAGACTCTGGAAGCGGGACTAGGTCTGATCCATATAGTCTAGGTAAGGCGGGAGTTGGCACAGAAACACTTTCAAATGTTGACATTAGCAAATATGGCTCAGCTATGGATTTTGGTCCCTTTGGAGCAGGACAAAAGCTTAAAAAGCTTGCAGCAGAAAAAGGAATAAATGCGGGAGAATATTTTTCTGTAACAGATAAAGATGGAAAAATTTCTACTTTTAAAGTTAATGATGACGGCAACATAACAAGAACTGGTAATCCGTACAACAGAGCAATGGGAGGATACATACCTGGATATTCAGAAGGTTCAGGCGGTAAAGTAAGAGGAGCAGGAACTTCTACATCTGATTCAATTCCAGCAATGCTTTCAAATGGAGAGTATGTAGTAAGAGCTTCTGCGGTAAGCCAGTATGGTGTGCCATTCTTTGATAAGGTAAATGCACAGAAGTTCGCATTCGGCGGCATGGTAAATATGCCTAGATATGAGACAGGTGGACAAGTTGTTACTGCAGGGGCCTTTAATACAAACGCCAATAATGCTACAATGGGTGGAGCAACAATTAATATTACAAATAATATTAACGGCTTCGATGGGGATATAAATCAATTGTCAAGACTGGTAACTCAACAAACAGTAACAGCTATTAAGAGCATGGATAGCCGAGCAGCATCTACTCTAGGTCCTAAAATGAATGTAGGGATTAACTAATGGGATATCCACTAACTCTGCCAGTAGGCTCAATACTATATTTTGATACAGGAACAGATGCCGTAACCCCTACTTGGACAAAGGTATCTGAGCACAACAGGTCATCAATTAATATCGATGTAGACAGATTTGAAAAAACTCAAAGAATGTCAAATGGATCTTTAAGAAAAATATGGATTGCGGACAAGAAAAACATATCTTCATCTTGGAGTAATCTTCCTACATATAGCACCCTAACAGTAGACGGCGGAATGGGTGCAGAAGATATAAGAGCATTCTATTTAAATAAAGGTAAGGGAACATTTAAAATTAAAATATCATATAACGCTGTCTCAGCAAGAGATGAAATCATGACAGCCTCCTTTACATCATGTACATTCTCTATATCTAAAAGAAATGTTAGGTCTTCGGCCACAGCAATCCCGCAAGAATTTTGGGATGTATCTCTTTCTTTAGAAGAGGTATAAAGTGATATCAGTATCTACAAATACCGCTACCGCATTAAATAAATCAGTAAATGTCTCTATGGTCAATGGATGTCACATTGAGTACAATATGAACGACTTGATCCTAAACACGGCTGTAACGGCTCCTGAAGGCGTTATAACGGCAACCCTGACTGCCCCTGCAAGCCAGGGAGGATATACATATAGACCATTTGAGAAGCTATTTCCAATAACCAGCATAATTGACCCACGTCGCCCAAAGGTGGCAGGAGTTCAGTATATGATTTTGGGGGATCCAAGCGTCCCAGTAACCCTGGCACAGACTGGAGTAGGAAGCGCAAATACTTATGCATCTAGCAAAGAGTTTGGCAAAAGACTTTATTTTTCTAGCACAAAGACGGCGTATAAGTATTGGGTAACGCCAAAGGCATCAGGAATGCTTTTGTCTAATTGTATTTTATCCGTATCTTATCCAGCAGAAAAAACTGCTGCTACAAATAAAATTGTTGTTAAGTTTGAAACATCACATTCTAAGCCTAGCTCTTGGACGGTTAAGCTGGTAAATCTAGCTGGAGCAGAGTCATTAATATATACTGGAACAACTTGTCCAGATTCTGGAGTAGTTAATTTATATTACAATGGAACTTCTTGGTCAACTACAGAGCCTGCTACGGTATCTGAAGGAGTAAATTTAAGCGGATTAAAGTTACAGATAAACTCTATTGATACTTCAGGCGGGTACCTAGGAATAATTGAAATATCAGCAAGACTAGTAAAGGATGTTACAAGCGTACTAGAATCATTTGATATATCTCAAAACTCATCAGACTCCATAAATGGACTAGTTCCAGTAGGGGATGTCACAGCAAACTCATTAAGAATGAATTTAAATGCATATGATAGATCCTATCAATATTATGATAAAACTAATGCTTTTAATAAAGCAAAACTAAATCTATATAAGAATGTTATGGTTAGACCTTTTGTTAATATTGAATCAGAAAAGGTAAACCTTGGAGTTTTCTACATTGATTCTTATGAAATAGACGAGTTTGGGGATGTCTCAATAAATGCATTAGATGGTGCACGAGAACTGCAGTATATCAAACCGCCTGATATCGTGACAAAAGACATGTCCTCAGTTGCAATCATCAGAAGACTTTTAGACTCTGTCGGATTTACAAACTATAAGTTTAATTTAGTAGCAAGCGATAACTCAGTTGTAACTCCATTCTATTGGTACACTGATCCCAAAAAGACAGTATGGCAACATATTCAAGACTTATGTAAAGATACACAGATGATTGCAGTGTTTGACAACAATGACATCTTACAATTCTATCCTAGAGGCTATGTGTTTGATAAAACAAAAAGCCCCGCATTTTCTTTTAGATATAATAATACTTCAGATGGCAAGCTTGCTAACATAGCATCAATTGGAATTGAAAATATACCTACAGTAAAAGCTATTAAGGTTATGTATAGTCCTCAAACAACATCTAATTATGATGGTGATGGAGATAAAATTTATACGTCTCCCGTTGTTTTGCTTGGAGCAGCAGCATTGCTTGAAGATTTGGGAGTCCCGCCAACACCAACAGTAGCAGTGCCAAACCCAGACCTTGGAGTAATAAAACTTTCCCCAGTTCAGATTAGTGGTTCTGCAACTAAGCTTTATTCGTACACGGGATACTTAGTATTAGAAAAAGAAATTATAGAATACGATGCTATCAAGTATATTTATGAACCTTCTATTGCAATACCTGGACAGCCTACTGTTGAAAAGTGGATAACATCTGATTCAGATATACAGGCAAGTCAAGCACTTGCAAAGCCAAATACATTTAAGGCAACAGGACAATATAGAATTAAAAAAAGAAATGTTTTTGATGTTGTCAAGGACAATGCCGACCTAGTTCACAAATCAGATACAACATCATTGCAGAATGAGTGGACTGGAAGCAAATGGAATTCCGTAACTGGAGACTTTACTACCCCAGCCACAGGTATATTTACCTTACAAGAAGTGCCTACTAAGTCTGCAGACGGCAAAGATGTTGCAAATCCAAATAATCTTTTCTTTCCTATACCTAGATCTATGATGACGGTTTTTGCACCAGTTGTTAAAAGTGAAAGCTACGTAGAAGCGGGAGAAACATTAACTAAGTATACAAAAAATACAGAATACAGCATGGCAACAATGAATGCAAAGTATTCTCAAGCAAACGGAAATGTAATTGATAATTTTATTATTGGAACTAATATGTATTTCCCTTTGCTAATAAATCCTAAAGATAATAGATCCACGGGAGAGCAAAGAACTATATCTGGAATAGCGTTTTCTTTAAGCGCAGATAATAAGAGCGGATACTTTTTATCTATCGCAAGTTCTCAAAACTCTAACGCAGATAAAAGCTTTAGAGAAATTAACTTTTATAAAATTGTAAACGGAATACCAGTTAAACTAGCCGACGAGCAAAAAGAAGGCGACAGTTCTATTATTACTGGAATCAGCGGCGGTAAGATGTATAGAGTAGATATACGTGCAAACTATTCGGTACCATCTGGAGGAACAAACAAGGTTTTGACTTTAAGAGTGTCTATCAATAATAAATCGTTCTTAGTTGTTGATCAGTCCCCTCTTTCTACCCTAACTCAAAAAGTAGGATTAATTTCACTTCAAGGAGTTTCGGCATTTGATTATATATATACCGCACCAATAACTATTGAAGAGTTTACTTCAAATAACTCTTTCGATCCTTATAAGGGATTCCTTGGGGCGGAGTCATCAATAACCAAAACTTTCGGCGATTTTATATTTAATCAAAAGTCACAGCAAACTAACTCTACGTGGCTTAAAGAGTTTGGGCCAGTAGCCAGAGAGCTTAGAAGAATTCAGTCTAGGTATACAACTCCAGGATTCCCTTTATACCCTAGCTTGGTAAACAATACAGATGTTACAATTGCTGGAGCATCCCTAGATTCATTTACTATGGACGTATATGTTTTAAACAATACAGGATCATTTACCGCTTTGGCAAATGACCAAGAAAAACAATTTGCTATTATCGGAAACTCAATTGTTCCTGCAGACTCTTTTGAATATATTGATCCAACTCTTACTGATGCTGACAAGCAAGAACAGATAGGATTTGACTCGACCTGGATTCAAAGGGAAACTGAAGCAAAGGCTTTGTCTGAATGGATGAGAGATCAATGGTCTAAGCAACAAAAGGTTATATCTTTGGAAACTTTCTTAAACCCTCTGATTCAAATCGGAGATGTTATTGAGGTATCTTATCCAGCCAACGATTTATATTCTTCGGAAGATTCCTCTATCCCCGCTGGTTCTGCCGCTAATAAGTTTGTTGTGCTATCTATAAATAGCGCATTTGATAAGGATTCACCGCCTACAACATCGCTAGCCTGTAGATCGGTTCATATATAAGAAATGGTAGAATGTAAATATGAGTAATATACAGAAGCCCGCCTCGGCAACAGCAAAAGAAAAGAAACTAATGCTTTTCCCTGGCGACCCTTTAATCAAGACATTGAAGCCAGACTACTATGTTATTGTAGACCCAGGCAGTCTTGAAGTCATATTTGATTCATCGGCGGATGCTAGCGAAGGGGATCCAGATGATCCAGAAGATGACCCAGAAGATCCTTATGTTAATAATCTAAAGGCTCCTTCTTTATCTGATATTACTTTAGTTAGCAAAACAATGGTTACTGATAAAAATAAAAATCAGTTTATTGAATTTGTATTTAATGTTAAAAATAGCGGTGGAGACACAGTGATAGGGGCAGAAATTTATGGACAATAATGTAAATGTATTTGGAGAGTATGTATTCTATGAAGACAATAAAGAGATCTTTCGTAGCAAAAACCTATTAACTAAATTTGGTAAAAGATATTTAACCCAGTATCTAGCTGGGCAATCTAGTGCTAGCCTTAAAGACATAGCCCTCGGCATCGGATCGGTAGCAGCAACAGATAATGATACCCAACTCGGATTTGAATTCTATAAATCTCCAGTATCAATGAATAGTATTGATATACAGACAAGCCCATTAACAGGTATTACCACATATGGAGTTGTTCATAAAACAACAATTCCAGTAGACGTAGCTGGAATAATTAATGAAGTTGGCCTTTTCCCAAGCGTAGCTTTAGGAAGTACCGACTATGCAAGTAATTCTATTTCTACATTTGAAGATAATCAGAGTTGGCTAGACTCTGCAGGCTTATCTCCTACAATGACTACCACTCCTTTCCCAAAAATTGGTGCGTCGTATCTTTCAATAGGAGCAGGCGCCTCTCAATCAAAGGAATATTTTTATAATTTTAATTTAGATATATCAGGATACAGCGCACTGGATAGCCTAACTCTTGCATACTATCAGAGTGATACAAACTTAGACTACGTATTTGTAAGAATGTATGATTCAAGTAATCGTTATTATGAAATTAGATATGCAGGAGATTTATCAATAGGTTACAAAATTAAATCGTTAACTTTAAACAACCTGTATAGCAGCGGATTTGGATCGGGAACACCAGACCAAACATCTATCGTTAAGATATCTTGTGGGGTAAAGGCTAAGTCCTCTGGCGCAACAACAACTTTATTTGACGGAATGAGAATTAATGATGAAGATTCATTTAGAACAGACTATGGAATGATTAGTAGATCAGTTCTTACAAATCCTATAACAAAATCATTAGGAAAGCAGATGGTCATAGAGTATAGAATTGGATTAAACTTCTAATGACTACAAGGGGTTATGGGGATAGATGGTGGGAGCAAACTAAGCCTGCAGATTTAGAAAAAACAAATACTGCCTCCGCTGCCGTAGCTTCTCAGACATCTAAAGATTCTTATACAAAAAAGATTAGCCTGCCCCTAGTTAAAGCTAAACAGTATAAGTTTTTCTTTACATACTTTCATCAGGATCCTGATACTCAAGAGGTAAAAGAAAGTGATAAGTCCCCAGTCTGGACTGAATCTTTTACTATTCCTAATTTAACTAAAGCGGTACAGAATTTAACATTAACAGCAGGTTCACAGTCTTACGGAGTTAAGTTTAATCTTGATCCAACAAGCGTACAAGAAGATGTTGTTATATTTGAAAGCTTTACAAGCGATTTTGCTTCTCAAACAATAGTTTATGCTGGCACCTCTACTAACGTTTCAATACTTACTACGGGAGCAAATGCATTTACCCCACGCTGGATAAAAGTTAGATCTAGAGATAAATGGGACGACCTAAACATATCAGAAGCTACTGCTGGGCCAGTTACGCCATTTAGTGCAGATGTTGATACTTCAACTCCTCCAAAGGCTCCAGTAGGTGTATCAGTAAATGCAGCAATAGATACCGAAGACAAGAGCGGGTTTAGCATAAAGATGAATGTATCTTGGACTGCAAGTACAGATGCTAATACTAATGGCTATGTAATTAGATGGTCTCCAAATAATCCTGCAGTTGTTACAAACCCCGTATGGGAATACGGACAGGTAGATGGAAGAGCAACAAACACTTTTTCTATAACAGGATTGACTCCAAACACAGTGTACTACTGGCAGGTTACAGCAAAAAGCCCATTCAATGCAATCTCATGGAATACTTCAGTAACAGGACAGGTGGTATCTGGAACCTTTGGCCCAATATCAGATCCGAATGCTCCAGACGGAAACATTCAATTAAGATCTATCTTGTCTATAGGCGGAAAAACGGCAGACCTATTTAAAATAGGAACTGGAATTACACAGTCAATCAATACATCTACAACAATTACGCCATCGCTAGTGTCTGGAACATACAACGGAATTATTCTAGATAGATCGACAACAAATTTTGGACACAACTATTGGTTAAATACTGGCCAGTTTAGAGTCGGAAGCTCAAGCTCATTCCTATATTGGGATGGAGCAGATATATATACAACTGGAAAAATTAATGCAACTGGAGGATCATTTACGGGTGACATTCAACTTGCAAGCGGAACGCTGTATGCGGGATCAAATCCAAATTCAGGAGCAAGAGTAAGATTAAGTAATGCAGGAATCTTTGCATATAACTCTTCAAGTACAAATAATACAACAGGTTTAACATTTTCTTTGCAGCAGTCAAACGGTCAGATAGACGCAAGAGAAGGAACTGTCGGAGGCTGGACTCTAGCTACAACAGGTCTGTCTTCTACCAATACAAAAATTGAAAGTAATGGAACAATAACTTTAGGAGACATTACTGGAACACTTGGCTCTATTATAAGATTAAGCGCAACAGATCCATTCAGAATTTGGGTTGGATCACAAGATTCTGCCGTTGCAAGAGATAATTATTTTGCTGTGAGTAGAGAAGGGGTTATGTATGCCAGAGGTGCTGTGATAACTGGAAACGTTCAGATAACTTCAGGTAGTACGTATGACTCAATTGTTGCCGCACAAGCAGCTGCAGCTGCTGCAAATTCAACAGCAGGAACTGCAAGTACAAATGCAACAGCAGCGTTAACAACCGCTAATGGTAAAAACTCAATTTTTAGAACAGGCTCAACCCCAACAGCATTAAAAGCAGGAGATATATGGATCAATTTTAATGACCAAAATAAGTTATATGTTGCCGAAGCTGCAGGAGTAAATAACTGGGTATTATCTAGAGATGCATCTATTGCAGCAGCAGTAGCTACAGCAGACGATGCTCTGGCAAAAGCTACAGCAGCAGTAAACACTGCAAACAATGCATACCCTGCTGCCAACTTCAGCAAGTCAGCAATTCTTCAAGCAATTAATGCCTCTTCAAATGGAACAAAATTAAATGGTGGAGTTCTCGAGGCGGGCACAGTAGTTGCAGATAACGTAGTTTCAACATATGTTTATGCAGGATTTATATCAGCAGATAAAATTAATGCAGGAACCCTACAAGGACGAGACATAAATGTAACTGGTGAAACATTAGGAACTGGAACCTTTGATTCTGATTCTGGAACATATGGAAATATATCGTCCGCATCTAATGCTTTTTCTACATTCTATGAAAGAACTCCAATAGGAGGGTTTTCTGCAGTCAAGTCTGTCGGTGTAAATGCAATAGCTTTAATATCAACAAACACTGCAGGTGTAACAAGCTCCTGGTATCCATACTATGATGGCTCTGGAGATCTCGGAGTTAAATCAAGTTCTACTACAAGCACTTTTAGATGGAGAAACTTAAGACTAACTGGAAGCATCATGCTTGGTGGAGATGGATCTAATGATACTCCTTCAACTAGCACAAGCCTTGCTGCAACTAGACCTAGAATAAGAATTTTTAGTGATGGTAGAATATTTGCAAATACTTTAGGAACAGGTTCGGGAAACAATATAGTCCAGGATGGCGGTTATTTAAATGTACAGGTTTCTAGCTTAAAATATAAGGAGAATGTCGCACCAATAGATAAATCTGGATACTTAAATATAATTAATTCTTTAAGTCCAGTAAACTACAACTACATTGGAGATACGGGGTACAACGGAAACCCAAGAAAGCTATCGGGTTTAATTGCGGAAGATCTTCATGAAATACCACAACTTAGAACTGTTGTAAACTATGATCAAGATAACCAGCCCGACGGTATAGCATATGATAGATTGGTGGCCTCTGTAATTTTAGCTATTCAGGAGCTTTCAGATAAAGTTGACTCTATTTCTTCTAGGCTTGACGCCCTAGAGTCATAATGGTATACTGTAAATCTATCAAGGAGATATAATGGAAAAAGCAGAACTCGTAATACAAGCATTGCAACAGCGCATTGGCGAAATTGTCTCACAATATGAGACGCATGTAGCAATTCTTAGAGCGGAAATAACCCAACTATCTGAGCAAGTTAAATCAGAAGAAGTTCCAGCGGAACAAACAAAGGAGTAGATCGTGGCAGAGATCATATCAAGACCTATTAATTCTGGAGACCCAGTAACAGCAGAAATTATAAATAATCTAGTATTAGATTTAAATAAATTAAATCAAGCTACTGCGCCGACATTTAAGTTGACACTGGATAGCACTGGAAATAAGGTCCCAGATGGCGCAGCCGTATCTCAAAAGGTATACAGCACAGTTATAACTAAACCAATAAAGAACAGTAGCAAAACAGGGGGCACATGGGATTTTACAAAATCTAATATTAAGTTTGCCACCACTCCAAGATGCTGGGTTCAAGTTCAAAATTCAAATACATCTCTTCCAGCCACCGCATTTAACTTTACTGTGGTTATAACTGCAGTTAGCACAAAATCTATGACGTTTCAGGTAAGAGGCAATTTTACAGAGGGAACACACGATTTTGTTTGCTTTGCAGCAGACGCATAAACCCTATTGACAAGCTAAACCAATATGTTACAATTACTGTAACACCAAAGTCACGTACCCGTGACTTTTTTACATATTAAGGTAGACAATGAGTAACGATTTAAAATGGATGATATCATCCGACCAGCAATTCCCATATCAAGATGACAAGATGATTGCCCTTTGGTTTAAGGTAATGAAGTGGTTTAAGCCAGACGTTGTTGACTACCTTGGTGATACAGACGATCAAGCCTGCTATAGCAAGTATACAGAAGGAAGATCAGCAGAGTTTTTAAACCTTCACAAGACTGATAGTAGAGATCTTATTGTTCCAATGATGCGACATGAGGCAAAGGGCGCAAGAGATTTTTATACAAAGACACGAGAGATGTTGCCAGAAGCGCAACTGTTTTCAGCACTAGGAAACCACGATGTTAGAATTTTTAATTATGTAGATGCAAAGCTTCCTGACTATATTAATGAGGTAACTCCAGAAGCACTTTGGGGATTAGACTCTTTGGGTTATGAATATATTCACTATAACGAATTGCCTAAGCGCCGCTTCGGAGATATCCACGTACACCATGGACTCTCAATTGCAGCAACTGGTTCTGTTCGCAAGGACATGGAAGACCTACAGGTATCTTTAATTAGAGGTCACTCTCACAGAATTGCATCTCACCTAGTTACTTATGAATTACGAAACGGCGGAGAAGGAGAAACACTTCGAGGCTACGAGCTTGGGCATATGTGTGACGAAAAGGGTCCAGGAATGAAGTACATGCAACACCACGACTGGCAAAAGGGATTTGCTATCGCTCACATTGTCAATGATTATCCGCATATACAGATGATCCACGTAGCGCCTGATTATTCATGCGTTGTTGACGGGAAGTTGTTTACACTATAATGTGGTGCGGAAAATGTGGTGGTAGAGTTTTTGTAGACAGAGTATTCTCACAAAAGCTACACGTAGAGTTGTTCTGCATTCTATGCGGGAAAAGAAATATGATTAATAAAGAGACGAGTGCTTTCGGGAAATGGTTAGAAAAAAGAGAAACAGCAAACTCAAAAAACTACGGTATTTCTTCTTAAACGATAAAGTACATAAGGTTTTGAGGTCATCTAGATCTAAAGATGAATTAGTTGCTTGGTGCTACCCTGATCATAAAAGAGTTATGTACTCTTACTCTCAAGTTGAAAAGCATATGGAAAATGCTTACAGCATGAAAGATGTCTCTGGGCTTTTAAATAAGCACACAGTAACTCTTCACGATTATATTTTAGAGGGAAAGATTAAGGCTCCTTCAAAGATATATCCGATAGGAGATCCAGAAAATAAAAACTGGTCTAAGTATATGTTTAGTCAGAAGGATGTATTGCAGGTGCACGAGTTTATATTAGACTCAGGGCATTCTAAAAATGTTCCTTCAAGGGCTGAATTGCTAGGTCTTTTCAAACACAACATTATATTGTATACTAAGACTGACTCGGGATTCGTACCAGTATGGAAGGCGGAGTAATGAACAGAAGTATTACTTGCCCTACGTGTGGAAAAGAATGGGAATTGCGATGGGGCATATTCGCCCATGATAGTTTATCTAGGCATATGAAGGAGCACAAGTGACAACTAGAGTTAAGGTGGACCTCTCGTTCACACGCAATTTAGGCAATTACGAAAGCATCAAGATAGGTGTTGGCGTTGAAGATGATCTCCGCTCTGGAGAAAGTGTTGATGCGGCAACAGAAAGAGTTTATAAGTTTGTTGAAAACAAGCTTATTCAAAAGACTCGTGAGGTAGAAGAAGAGCTCAAGAGTGGCAAATGAGAAACAGCCATATATTCTTATAAGCCTTTACCTTTCCCTATATAAAGAAAGATACAACAAGGTTGTAACAATAAACAAGTTTCGTGAGAAGTGGGCTATGCAAGATGTCATTGATAGTGTAGGATATGACCGTGCAGTTGAGTTGTTAAAGTATTACTTTAAAACATCGAAGTCTGGTCATCCGCTAAACTTTTTTTACAACAACTTTGACAGGATAGACAGCCTAGAAAAAGAGATTAAGAAGGATAGGGCAGTACGCAGTATCCTTTTAGAAGAAACAAAAAAGATGGTAGAGGGCGAAGAGTGAATACAGAAGCAACCTTAATCTCTGCGGTGTGTAAGAATAAAGACATTAGTACACTACTTGCAGATAACGTTGATGAGCTATTTACATCACATAGAGACATATGGGAAAGCCTAAAGTCATACTACTATAAGTTTAAGGCAGTGCCAGAAGCAGGCGTTCTTATGGAACGTCATAAAGACTTTGAGCCAGTAGAATCTAAGGCGGAGACTGGATATTACCTAGACATATTAAAGAATGAGTTTATTTCAAACAAACTAAAAACTATTATCTTGCGTGGAGGATCTGCACTCAAAGAAGATGCAGCATCTAGAGTTCTTGCACAAATGCAAAGTGACCTTGCTGGCCTAAGCAGATACACAAACAATGTAAGAGACTTAGATATTATTGATGTTGAAAGTGCTGCACGACACTATGAGGCAGTTAAAGAGCGTTCATCTGTAATGGGCGGAGCCCCAGGAATCCTTACAGGATTTGAAGCCATAGATAAAGCATACCCAACAGGTATGGCACCAGGACATTTGATTGTAGCAATTGGTTGGCCAGGAAAAGGAAAGACATGGTTTACTGCCTACCTAGCATGCAAAGCTTGGGAGCAAGGCTTTAAACCAATGATTGTATCCCTTGAAATGTCTCCAGAGAATATGCGTGACCGTATCTTTACAATGCTTGGCTCGGGTATCTTCCGTGCAAGTGATTTGTCAAAGGGTGATATTAACATTGATGATTTCCGTAACTGGGGAAACAAAAAGTTTGAGGGTAAGAATAGTTTTGTTCTTATCTCTAATGAGGGTGCATCAGAAGTTACTCCTGCAACAATTCAAGGAAAGATAGATCAGCATAAGCCAGACTTAGTTATCTTAGATTACCACCAGCTATTTAATGACAACAAGCGCTCTAACTCTGAAGTAGAAAGAAATAGAAACGTTTCTCGTGAGTTTAAGATGCTTGCAGTTTCTAACAACATTCCTATTATTGATATCACCGCTGCAACAGCAGACGATATCTCTGATCAAGATAATCCGCCAATGATGAGCCAAGTGGCTTGGTCAAAGGCAATTGAGTATGATGCTGATATGGCCTTAGCCGTTCACAGATACCCACAAACTAATATGATTGAGATTGTCTCTCGCAAGAATAGACATGGTCACGATTTTAATTTCTATCTAGACTGGGATATCAACCGTGGTATCGTCAAGGAAATTTACGAGAATCCATTCCAAAAAGATGAACCACAAACAGATAAAAAGATTTCAAGTAAGGGTTGAGTTTGCTGACGACTCTGGTATACCTAGATTAAAATACCAGTACGAAAGCATGCTTACTCACGATATGAGAAGCAAAGGTTATGTCAGAGTGCTTGAC